CTAGTAGGAATTCGACCGTACAATGCGATTGCTTTTTCTGGTCCTATTGCTGTATTCGTCTCTGTATTTCTCATCTATCCTCTCGGACAATCCTCTTGGTTCTTTGCGCCGAGTTTTGGTGTTGCGGCGATATTCCGATTCCTTCTCTTCCTCCAGGGCTTTCATAACTGGACGCTCAATCCCTTCCATATGATGGGAGTAGCAGGTATTTTGGGAGGAGCCTTGCTTTCTGCCATTCATGGTGTTACAGTAGAGAACACCTTGTATGAAGATGGTGATCAAGCAAACACCTTTAAGGCATTCGACTCTACCCAAGAGGAAGAAACTTACTCAATGGTTACTGCAAACCGTTTCTGGTCTCAGATCTTTGGTATTGCGTTTAGTAATAAGAGGTGGTTGCATTTCTTTATGCTGTTTGTTCCTGTTATGGGTCTTTGGACAAGTTCCATCGGTATTATTGGTCTTGCTCTCAACCTTCGCGCTTATGACTTTGTTTCACAAGAAATAAGGGCATCAGAAGATCCAGAGTTTGAAACGTTTTATACCAAGAACATTCTTCTCAATGAAGGTCTCCGTGCTTGGATGGCACCAGTTGACCAACCACATGAGAATTTCGTATTCCCAGAAGAGGTATTACCAAGAGGTAATGCACTATGATAAAATCTCTGGGGATGTTAATACTCCGACTATGTGTCGGAATATTTTTAATACATCATGGTTATGAAAAATTAGATAGTATTGAAAACTTTGCAGATGCCTTTGTTAGGCCTCTACATCTTCCATTCCCAATTTTCTTTTCATACTGTGCAGCTATATCCGAAATTGGTGGGAGTTGGTTATTAATTACTGGACTTCTGACTCGTTTCGGAGCACTCTCAATTGTTATGACAGTATCTTTCGCGATATATCATGCCGTTGTATTCAATGGATTCAACATTTATTTGTTAGAATTATTAGGTCTTTACTGGGGCGGAGCAGTTGCTGTTATGTTATGTGGACCAGGGAAATTTTCTTTTGACTATTTAATTTTGAGTAGAATTACTAGTGAAGCAACAGTTCCAGAAACAGAGGTAAAAATTAATGAATAACTTTGAAGTTTTCTTTTACTTTCTTTGCTTTGGAATCATTGCAGGAGCTTCATTCGCAATGATGTGGGGAAATATTCAATCCATCAATAAAATGATGGACGAACCACCTAAACCAAGACATCCAGAAGCACCTGCTGATGGTGAAGAAGTGATGTATGTTGATCTTACAAAAGAAAGATTGGAAGATCTTTACAAACAAAACGAAGAGTGATATACTAGGAGGGTAAACACCCTCTTTTTTATTTGTAATAATAAAAGATTATGAAAATTTTTCTGGATACAGCTGATACCGATATCATTCGTAAGTATTTTGAGACGGGTTTAGTTGATGGTATTACTACAAACCCAACTTTGATTATGAAGTCTGGTCGTAACCCGGATGATGTATATCAAGAACTCTCTGATATGGGAGTTAATGATATTAGTATGGAAGTCATGGGAAATGCTCAGGAGATGCTTACTGAGGGGATCAGACTGTCTGATAAGTTTGGTCCTGTTTCTACTATTAAAGTTCCATGTACACGCGATGGTCTTGCTGCATGTAAGGAACTCACGAAAGAACGAATTAGGACTAATGTTACACTCATCTTCTCTGCCGCTCAGGCAGTCCTTGCGGCAAAGTCGGGGGCAACTTATGTTTCTCCCTTTGTAGGACGCTTAGACGACCAGTCAGTGGCAGGCCTGGAGGTTGTACGGTCTATTGCTGGTCTCTATCAAATCCATGGTATCAAGACTCAGGTTCTTTCTGCTTCTATCCGTAGTGTTCAAAGAGCAGTTCGTTCTTGGTATAATGGAGCTCATATCGTGACTATGCCACCTAAGATTCTTGAGCAGATGTACGATCATATTCTTACGGATAAAGGCATGGAAATCTTTGAAAATGATTGGAGTAATGTAAATGTCTCTAATTAATATCGATGAGTGGGCATCTGATAATAATATCGATACACCCAAAAGATTAGTTAACAGTGTAGGGGGAATACATGATTACACTCAAGTATTTGAAGATATTCTTGAGAATAATCCAATTAATGTGACTATAGAGTTAACTCCTGGAAAAAAATATGGATATAGTAAAACTCTAGCTCATGGTAATGGTTCCAGTGGAAGATTTACAATAACATCTGACACACCATCTTCTCATTATGGACCTAGACCTGTGATGGTTGCTATTCCTAATGAGAATGGAAAATTCGGTAATGGTATGAAGAATATTTCTATACCAGGAAATTCTTCTTTAGGTATGCCAGCATTTGATAAAGATTCAAATGGAGGAAGAGTTCCCAAACTTCCCAAAGGAGTTACTGCTGGTATATGGAGTGCCACTGGTAATGTGACAATTGCTAATGTTTCATTTCAGACAGCGAGTGAGGTCAGAGAAACTAAACCACATGTTTATTTGTGGATGGTTAGATATGCAAATAGTGGAAATAGTGAGGACAGCGATCCTGCAGTAGTATCTTCTGCCTTTCATCAAAATGCTGCATTGAATAATAAAAAGGGGAAATGGGCTACAGCAATCTATCATGAAGGTCGTGGATTGCGAGTGAAGGATTCTATCTTTGTCAATAAAAGAACATCGATCGTTCAGTCTTTTCCCGAACGTATCTATGACGCTACCCCGCAAAGTGGCCAAAATCAACACTGGTATGGTGGTAATAGAAAACTAGAGTTTGTTGGTAACCATGTTCATGGATGGAAGTCTACATTCGCAAGATTTACTGGTGATTTTGCTACCAATAAAGGAGCAATTATTTCTGGAAATCAGTTAGATATTGGAGGAACTCTGGTAGCAGTAGATGGAAAGGGAATGTCTGGTGCTGTTATTACTGGTAATGTAGTTGGTAATAGTTCGGGAGACTTTGAAGATCGTTCAATAATTGATGTTGATGCTAGAGAATTTGTTGGTAATGTTATAAGTGGAAACTCTTTCTTCGGAGTAGATGACGTTACCGATACGTCATCTGAAGGTAAATCTGGTAGAGTTGATCATGCGATTCGAATCAAGGCTAAAAAGTCCATAGCAAATGGTATCACTAATAATTCATTTGCATATCATAATGAATCTGCGATTGAATTGGTGACACCAAATCAAGGTATTAATATCACTGGCAATACTGCTACTGGCAATTTTACTTTCCTAGATTCTCATAATGATTCAACTGGGATAGTTGCGTACAATACGATGCAAGGTCCATTTATTGAAGGTGGTAGAAATCTCGAAAAGAATGGAAATGTTCGTTATGAAATTCCTAAAGATCCAGTAACTGGGAATCCTATTGATGTTAATGATAGATATTTTGTTGGTATTCCACAAAAGTATCAAACAAAATTCTCCACTAAAATTATTGGATTTGATCCAGACGATACTATTGAGATAAATGAAACATCATATGGAGTTTCTGATTCAGTTGTTGACTTTGCTAAAAATAAAAATAAACTTATTGAGTTAGCCAATACTGAAGCAGATTTTATCTACTGTAAGAAGAATGGTAAGCTATTCTTTAACGAGAATCAATCTCAACCTGGGTTTGGTGATGGTGGAGTCATAGCTAAATTGTTTGATAAACCAAAACTGGATCGGGATAACTTTAACTTCATATCAATACTCGATAACCTGGAAATTTTGCCTGTACAATCTCTAATTTAAAATGACCTTTACTGTATATTCCAAGGATGGATGCCCATTCTGCGTTAAAGTATGCCGTGCTTTACAACTAGCTGAAATACGGCATGTGATATATAAACTTGATAGGGACTTTACCCGTCAAGAGTTTTATGATAAGTTTGGACAAGGATCTACGTTCCCTCAGGTCCTTTCAAATGACACTATAATTGGTGGATGTACGGAAACTGTCAAGTATCTACGAGAACAAAAATTGCTTTAAAGCGTTAAATGGAACAAGAGATTTACGAGATTGTAGAACAAGCAATCGACTTCGTATTTGAAGGTAAGTATTATCTCAATTTATATCAACTCCTTGAACTAAAGAAATCACCAAAAAGCACCGCAGACAACTTCTTAGAAAGCTCTGTTGCGGATGAAATAAAAAACATTGTGAATGAATTGGACGAATATTTAGAAGGAGGGCAAGACGAACAACACAAACAACTTAGAGAAGCATATGGTCATTTGGGAAAACCTCAGGCCAGAAAAATTATGAATTATCTTCAAGGGTTCCTAGAAGATGCAAGGAGGTATAGTAATGACCGAAAACCTGGAAGACGAAAAAAACGATCTAAATAATAATGAAATCCATATAAATCGTGGATTCGAGTTAATGCTTAGGCCTCGTAAGAGGAAGGAGAAGGAACCACCACCAAAGACTTTTCAAGTAAAGTTTGGTAAAATGGTTTCTCTCTTGCGTAGAGAGTTTGTATTTCACCTAAACTTTTACATAGACATTAGGAAAAAATAACTCTCTGGAGGAAAAAAAATGTTAGCAGTAACCTTGACTATCGGCACACTTGTCTCTATAATGATGTTATTAGTTGGAGGTGTGGTAGGATGGCTCGCAAAGGAGCATATGTATAACACACAACCGGTCTATGCACACCCAGAGATGTTTGACGAAAATGGGAATATTCTTCCCGATGAAATTTTAGCAGTACGATTTGAAAACAGTTATGACGAGCTCGACGAAGAAGACGGTTAAACCAATCGCAAAACTTCCTATTAATCCTTTTGTATATGAAGTCTTAGAGCTTGCTGCAAAGCAAAGAACTAAGGCTAAAAAAATTGAAGTCTTGAGAACCTATGCTCATGATTCTATCAAGTCCGTTTTTATTTGGAACTTTGATGAGTCTGTAATCAGTCTTCTTCCGGAGGGTGATGTTCCATACGAAGAAGTTGATGAGCAAGTTGCGTACTCGGGTAGTCTCTCCGAGAATATTCAAAAAGAGATTGGTGGCGGGGAAGCAGCAACAAAACAAGATGGTAAAGGAAAGTCATCTTTGCGTAGAGAATATACTAAACTCTATCATTTTATCAAAGGTGGCAATGACTCTCTAAGTAAGACACGAAGAGAGTCTATGTTTATTAATCTTCTACAAATTCTTCATCCTAAGGAGTCTGAAATTTTGATTCTTACCAAAGATAAATTACTCACTGATAAATACAAAATAACATTCGATAATGTAAAAGAAGCTTATCCTGATATTACTTGGGGAGGCCGATCATGACCGTAACCGCCGAAAGGGAGGAAAGTATGGCAGGATTTGAAGACCGGAATATTCTGCCAGAAAGGTATTCGTGTCAAATTCTTCAAGAAAAAACAACTCTTGCTGCTGCAAATGACAAGTCATTACCGAATGATGCAAGGTTGATCTTTTATACTGTAAATGGTGTAGATTATATTGATTTAGTTCGTTGCAGAAAAACTGTAGAGTTATTTGATATGTACTATGACGCATATGGCCCAGGAGTTGTCAAGAAAATTGACTTTGGTTATGGTCAAGTCAATCCAAAACTCTGGGGTTATGAATCAAAGAACAAAGAGAAAAAGAAATGAGTAATGGATTTGATGTTGAATTTGATCTTCCACAAGAAGATATGGACAAACTTTTGAAAAAATATAAAAAACTCAAGAAATATCAGAAGTCTTCATTATTTGCCATTAAAACTATGGACGGTACTGAAGAAGTGATTAGTAAGATGGTCAAGGAAGTGGAGGATAATCCTCTGTGACATGGGTAAACACTATCTTTTGAATCTATACGATTGTCCTTTTGATATTTTAAATAATGAATTGTTCTTGACACAGGTTATTACTGAGGCAGCATGTTCGACTAAGGCTACACTACTGAAAGTAATTTCTAATCAGTTTCATCCTCAGGGAGTAACTGTTTTAGCTCTTTTATCAGAGAGTCATATTAGTATACATACTTGGCCTGAAAAGGGAACTGCTGCTGTGGATATCTATACTTGTGGAGAATGTAGGCCTGAACTAGGATGTCATAAAATTATTGACATGATGAAAGCAGGTCATCATAAGATAGGTCAAATTCAACGTTGACAAATTTTTAAAATACGTATATGATCTAATTAAGTATCCTTTTTATCATGCATTACAAACCATATTCACCCGAATGGCATAGACATAGGTACTTGAAAGAAGCTATCTACAAGTACCTTGATGATGGTGTTGAAAACGAAATTATCATGGATGACATTCTAAATATAGTGTGTGATCGTCAAGAGGCGGCACATGCAGAGTATCATAAACTCGAAGATCTAGAGCACAAACTGCGAGACTAATATGCTTTCTACTGCCTACCGACTCAGACTAGAAGAAATTTGTAGACAAATAGCAAACAAAGAAGAAGTCTCTCTATCAGATATGATCTGGGTAGAAAAACTTGCCAAGGCACATACAACAGCAAGAGACTGGTTGAATAAAGCACGACGCCAGGCTGCTCAAGATATTCAAGAGGGCAGTGTAGACGATTTTATGAATAAGATGGGTTTAGGTGATCCAGATCCATCTAATTACAAAACTGGATTTGATGGTGCGGATGATATTAGAGATTGGTTTAAGCAAGATAAACCTGATGACTGGAGGCAAAGAGATTGATTGAAGCATTAGTGTATAGTAACGGTGGTCAAGAATCAGAACGAGCAAAAATGGTTCTTGAAGCATGTGGACAAGAAGTAAAAGAGTTCTTACTCGGTGCTGACTTTAGTGATAGACAATTCAGAGCAGAGTTCGGAAGCGAAGCTGAATACCCTCAGATTGCCATAGGACTCAAGCATAGAGGAACTCTGAAGGAAACTCTTAAGTACATGTCCGATAATGGAATGTTTTCATAGCAAAACATTAAATTGTATCATGTGTTACATAATAGGTTGACTATATAGGCTGTAAGGGTTATAATAACCACATACGTTCATCTTATGCCAAGCATACTACTCGGACTAACCATCTTAGCATCTCATGCAGATCATTTAATCAAACCTTACAACTGGCACATGTCATGTGAAAGGTGGGTAACAAGATCTCTTGAGATACAAGAAGATGATAAGTTGGACTATGACTCCAAAGTTTTTCTAATTAGATATCTTAGGAGTAAAGTTCAAGGCGAGTGTACTGGTTTGATATAAGACGCAAGTAAGTCGCGGAACGGAGCGTTCATCCCATGTTTGAATTTTTGCTTTACTCTGGTATTCACTGCACCGATGCTGAGGATATGATCCGACGTATTCAAGCAAGTAACAATGTAAGCAAAATTATTAAGACTGAGATTGTTGAGACCGTAAAGGGAGCAACACCTGAGTGTAAATGGGACGCAAACGACTGAAGGAACGGACCTAAAAATCCAACTACTTCAGGAGAAAACCAATGAACACACTTACTATCATCAAAAAGCAAATCAACAAGGCAGCAGCTCTGCATGACGCACAGATTACTCTCACCAAATATCGTGGTGTTGAGTCTGAAGTTCGTAAAGCAGTACAGGAGTCTCATGGCACCTTCTGCTACCGTGGTCGTACCTACACCAAGTAAGGAACTATGGAAGCACTACAATTAACTGGGCTCTTATCTTTAGGTTGTTTTGTTACTATGTCGTTATTGTATGGTGAAATTGTCCTTCTTTACAAACACTGAGGGAAAAATAAATGCTGAAGATCAAACTTTATTATGATCTTCCAGAATACAATCCAGAAGTTCACGATCCTAATAGGATTTTCAGACTTCTAACGTATCGTGGAGTAACTTATGCTAAGTGGATTAATTTAAAATCCCTGGGCATATCAAACTGGAAAGTATTTAAATGAGGACCTTGACGGGTCCTCTTTTTTTGTCTATAATTAGTTAAAACTATACTATCTTATGGAAAGAGAAAAACTTAAATTGATAGTAAGAAATCTAAAACTTCTTGTTGAAGCATTGGAGTCTGAAGTTTATTCAGATGTTGATGCTTACACAACACGGCAAGAGAATTATGATGATCCTGCTGCAAATTTCATAACTGATTACGACGAAGTATTTAATGACGATGATGGCTACCCAGACTGATTTAGTAAAACTTATCTCTGTTACTCCTGATGCAGAGAAGCACATGGCCTATTGTGCTCGCGTAAGCAATCCAAACAATCAGGAGAATGAAAAGTTTGCGGGTCTTCTCAGATATTGTATCAAGCATCAACATTGGAGCATCTTTGAGCAGGCAACAATGACTCTAGAGTTGAATACTACACGGGGGATCGCAGCTCAGGTTTTACGCCACCGTTCTTTTACATACCAAGAGTTTTCACAACGTTATGCTGATTCTTCCTTACTCTCAGAGACGATCCCTCTACCTGAACTACGCCGACAAGACACCAAGAATCGTCAAAATTCTATTGATGATGTTGACCCGTTTGTTCGTCAAGAGTTCCAGATTAAAATTCAAAGGCACTTTGAAGAAGGTATGAAACTTTATCAGCAGATGCTCGATGCTGACATCGCAAAGGAATGTGCCAGGTTCGTTCTCCCTCTAGCCACACCGACCAGACTCTACATGACAGGATCAGTCCGATCATGGATTCATTATATTGATTTGCGTTCGGCCAACGGCACACAGAAGGAGCACATGGACATTGCTAACCGTGCTAAGGAAATCTTCTGTGAGCAGTTTCCTGCTGTCGCAGAAGCGATGGGGTGGGTTGAATAAATATTACAAATTGAATTAATTATGGCTATATATCCTGTTATCAACAAACAAACTGGTGAGCAAAAAGAAGTGAAACTTAGTGTTCATGAATGGGACAAGTGGAAAACTGACAATCCAGAATGGGAAAGAGATTGGTCTGATCCCGCCACATGTCCTGCTTCGGGTGAAGTTGGTGAGTGGAAAGATCGACTCGTCAATAAAAATCCTGGATGGAATGAAGTCCTAGATAAAGCATCCAAAGCTCCACGTTCTCAAGTAAAGAAAATTTAAAGTCTATGCCAAGAAGAAAGAAAGTTACCTCTGACCAACCAGTTGGATATGGTTTAACTGCAAAACAAATGAAGAGAAAGAAACCGATCAGTTCGGACTTTCTTTTAAATATTGAACCTCTTACAGATAATCAAAGTTTACTCTTTGATGCATACAAGAAAGAGAAAAATATTGTCGCTTATGGTGCTGCGGGTACAGGTAAAACTTTTATCACACTCTATAATGCGATGAAAGAGGTACTTGATCAGTATACTCCATATGAAAAAATTTATGTTGTAAGGTCGTTGGTAGCCACTAGAGAGATTGGTTTCCTTCCTGGAACTCATGAAGACAAGGCAGACATCTATCAGATTCCATATAAAAATATGGTGAAGTATATGTTTGAGATGCCTTCAGACGCAGACTTTGAAATGCTATATTCAAATCTCAAGGCTCAAGAGACAATTAGATTCTGGAGCACGTCTTTCCTTCGTGGTACAACATTAGATAATGCTATTATTATTGTTGACGAATTTCAAAACTTGAACTTTCACGAACTTGATTCTATTATTACCCGTGTTGGTGAGAGTAGTAAAATTATGTTCTGTGGTGATGCTCGTCAGTCTGACTTGAATAAGGCTAATGAAAGAAATGGTATTGTAGATTTTCTTTCTATTCTTAGGACTATGGAATCCTTTGAATGTATTGAATTTGGTATTGAAGATGTTGTAAGATCTGGCCTAGTTAAAGAATATCTCACCGCAAAAATGGAGCTCAATCTGTAATCACTATGAAATTTAATTATGTAAATCATCTAGGTGATCTTGAACTAGAAGTAAAACATACTGGTGACATCCGTCTCTATAATCTCCCAAATGGAGAGTGGGTGCCATCTATTACTTCTGTAACTTCATTTTATAATCGTGAGATTTTTGCGAAGTGGCGCAAGAAAGTTGGTATTGAAGAAGCAAATCGTGTTACTAAAAGGGCAACTAGTCGTGGGACAGACTTTCATGAAGCTGTAGAAGTTTACATGAAGAATGATGAGATTGATTGGGATAAATTTAAACCTCTTACCAAGTTTATGTTTGCCCATGCTCGCCCTTATTTGGACAAGATAAATAATATTCATGCTATCGAGAGAACTCTTTATTCAGAGTATCTTGGTTTAGCTGGAAGAGTAGACTGCATCGCAGAGTACGAAGGAGAACTCGCAGTCATAGATTTTAAAACATCTGATAAGATTAAACCTGAGGAATGGTTGGAAAATTATTTTGTCCAAGAGATGTTTTATGCTTCCGCATATTATGAACTAACTGGTATTTCTGTCAAAAAATTAATCACCATCATGGTAACTCCTGGTGGTGAGGTAAAAGTATTTGACAAACGTAACAAAAGCGAGTATATTAAGCTACTAGTTAGATACATCAAAGAATTTGTACATCACAATACTGGGACAAGTAATGTCAAATGAATTAAAGAAGGAACTAGAAAAGAAGTTTTTCTGCCCCACCAAATTCGCACAAGAGATAGAGAATATGGTCAAGGACTCTAATATGAGTTATATTGATGCTATCGTTTTATTCTGCGAAAATAATAATATTGAGTTCGATTCAGTTCCTAAACTTATTTCTAAACCTCTGAAAGAGAAAATTAAGTACGAAGCTATGGAACTTAATTTTCTGAAGAGGACTTCCAGAGCAAAACTACCACTTTAAAATGATGCCCTTTGATGCTTATCGTTGTTATTTGTCCTTAAAAAATCATTTTACAAAAGAAAAATACGATTATCATAAGTATTGTGGAAAGAGTAGAGCAACAGTTCAATCATTCTATAAGCGTAAAGATCGCTTTTGGTTTGAGAAACTAGCACGACAGAAAGACGACAAAGAAGTCGTTGATTTCTTCGTCTCAAATTTTATTACTTGCACAGATCCAAGCAAACTTTGGATTGGTGAAATGATACGAGAGGGTGAAGACCGATATACTTCATGGAAGAAAAGAAATCAGTCCCTTTCTTATGTCTTCAGAGAAGAAATTGAAAAAGTTCTTGCAAATTCTAATTTAGATTCTATATTTGCAAGGGTGAGTGGTCATCCACCAATACTTAAAAAATATTTGGCTGGTGATCTCTCAATCGAAACTCTTGTAATACTTGATAAAATTCTTGGATTCAGATCTAACTTTGACAAAAGGTTGCAAGACCCGGTGTGGGAAACCGTAAGTATGAGAATGCGAAAGTATTCTCCTTTCCTAAATATCGATGTATTCCGATACAAAAAAATTCTAAAAGAGGTTGTTTATGGCACTTGAAAACGATAGAGTTCTTGAAACTTTGAAAGGAAGAAAAGAAGAACTTGAAAAAAATATGCAAGAACTTAATGTTCAAATGCAGTCAATATCAAATACTCTTTTGAGAGTTGCTGGTGCGATTGATGTTCTTGAGCAAATTGAAGAATCCAAATCAGTTGAAGAAATTGTTGATGAAGTAGTTGAAGAAGATGATGATGAGACTGAAGAAGAATGAGTTTTTTTGATTCTGAAGTAGTCCGAGCAGAGATGACAGAAGTTGGTCAGCTTCAACAAGAAGTTTATACCAGCATGTTTTCTTTTTACTCTATGACTAAGGAAGATAAAATTAAACATATCGATCTTCTATCTCGCCTCTTAGAAAAACAAAAAGTTCTTTATACTAGGTTGAGTTTATCTGATGATCCCGAGGCTCAAAAACTGAAGCAGAGAATCATTGACTCTGCCTCAATGATGGGTCTCGACTCAGATAAAAATATTGTTGTTATCTTGGAGCAAATGTCCAAGTCAATCGAAATGATGCGTAAAGCACTTGACGAGTCCTAGAAAAAGAACTATAGTGTCGAAGTACACCCACAAGCCAAATACGTACAAATCTAATTAATCCTATGTCTTTCTCAAATCTTAAAAAGCAATCCTCTCTTGGTTCCCTGACTTCTAAATTGGTCAAGGAAGTGGAGAAAATGAATAATACCAGCAGCGGTGGAGATGACCGTCTCTGGAAACCTGAAATGGACAAGACCGGCAATGGTTATGCCGTCATCCGTTTCCTCCCTGCTCCCGATGGAGAAGAACTCCCTTGGGCAAAAATGTACTCCCACGCCTTCCAAGGACCTGGTGGTTGGTATATTGAAAACTCTCTGACTACTATTGGTCAGAAAGATCCTCTCGGTGAGTACAATCGTGAACTCTGGAACAGCGGCAATGAGGCCGATAAAGAAACTGTCCGTAAGCAAAAGCGTAAACTGTCCTACTATAGTAACATCTATGTAGTTCAGGATAAAGCAAACCCACAGAACGAAGGCAAAGTCTTTCTCTACAAGTTCGGTAAAAAGATCTTCGACAAGATTATGGAAGCTATGCAACCTGAGTTTGAAGATGAAGAAGCAATCAATCCTTTTGACTTCTGGCAGGGTGCTAACTTTAAACTGAAACTGAAAAAAGTCGCTGGTTATTGGAACTATGACTCCTCAGAATTTGATCGCGTTGCACCACTCCTGGATGACGACGATGCTCTTGAAGCCATCTGGAAGAAACAGTATTCCCTTACAGCAATTACAGCAGGAGATCAGTTCAAAACTTATGAGCAACTTGAAACGCGACTGAAGATGGTTCTTGGACAAAAGTCTTCTCGTCCTCGTTACGATGAAGACCTTGAAGATGAAAGTGAAGGTCGTGGTTCTTTCTCACCTAACTTTAATCAAGCAGCACAGACTGGTGAACTACCCTCTGATATCAAAGAGCAACTGAATAATCTCACCCCCACAAAACGGGATGAAGATGAAGATGATGCTCTTTCGTATTTCCAGAAACTTGCTGAAGATTGAGTCTAGAAACCTAATCTAATATTAGAAGATTTCTTCAGGTTACTACTTATGTAATCTGAAGATTTTTTATATCTGAGCTCTCTTATGCTATCAAGAATTGCTCTGTCTAAGTATACTCTTCTAAGAATTATAATTGTTCTCTTTTCATCATTAAGTCTAGTTTCGTACTCCCAGTTTGTAATTGGTTTTGCAACAA